CAGTATCATCATCATCTGTTACAAGATTCCCTACTCCTGTAAGACTATCTTTGTGTATATATATTTTCATCCCTGCTTGTAAACCATGGGATGAATTCACAAATGCATTTAGTGCAGTATCTACTCCAATACCTCCGACTTCCACTAGATCCAATGTTGTTGTACCTGTAGTTGGCACTCGAATTTTAAATCTTTTTGTATCATCAAGATTTATTTCATCATAAGGACCATCCAAGAAATCTATATTAGATAATGCCCAATATGATCCATCTTCTGCTCTTGTTGAATATCCAGTTTCACCAGATTCTGGAATTGTCCTTTCTAGTTTCTTCGGAGGATGGTCGGGATGTGCAATAAATAACACATCTGCACTTTGGATAAACTTTATATCTGCAATCTGTGTTGCAGTGTATCCTGTGCTTCCTATTGAGAATTGAGTTGGACTTGTATCATCTTTTGTTGCATAAGTTGCCAGAATACCGTTATTACTGAACAATTTAATGTTGTCGGCATAAAACTCTAAGACATAACTCTGTCCTTGTCCGTAATAGTATGGAATTAACTTGGACTGACTAGATGTATTGGTAGAAGCACCATTAACAAAATATGTTCCTGGCCTTCTAGTAGTTGATCCTTGAGGAAGGACTATGAAATTTTCTAGAGTTTTTACAGAGGTTTTATAGGAGGGAATATCTATCTGCCCGTGTAATCTGGGCGATATTCTACCTTCGGAAAAGGAACTTTGGATGTTTTGAACAGTTCCCATCTATGATCACGCTTTGCCCCATGAGTATGTAGTACCATAGGCTGTACCATCACTAGGCCAATCTACGGGTCGGTAATCTGTCCTGTAATCACCTAATCTTGAATCCAACCATGTACTTAATTCTATTCTTTCAACAGATCCACCTTCTTGTGCATCCAGACTTCTAGCTTCTTGTAATGATAATGCATACTTCTTATACATTTCATCTTTAAGTGCAGTCTTACCAGTTAAGGGTTCTGCTAATTCCCAAGCAATCCTAAGACCCAGTACATTCCGTAATACAGAATCCAAGGTTGTTAAATTAGTTACCCTTGCTTGCCACTTTACATTCAAAGTAGAGGCATCACTTAATATCTCATTTCCTTCAAGTCTATATGGAGTTGTATGATCCTGAAGACCTAAGACTCTTAGACAGGATTCACCTGTTACAGAATCTGTAGGCAACGTGAAAGCATACTTATAACCCCATGCAGGAGTAGAAGTATAAGCAGATAGGATAGAACGCCTAACAGTAACATTCCAAGGATGAGAACGAAGGACAGCATCCCTAATATCATCGAAACGATTATTAAGGAGTCTAGCCCTTTCGTTATTATCAGTTTGGATATCGGAGATGGTTGCTTCACCCAAATTAGTGAGGGCAATATTCGCCACCTCCGTCATTCCAGAACCAGTTGCCATCAGTCAGCAGTAAACTGAACATTTATTGTTAATGTGTAAGTGCCAGCACTTCCAGCATCTACACCTGTAAAACCAAGATAATATGCGTTTAATTTATTTGCAGTCGTATGACCAGCATCTAAATAAACTTCTTGGCCCATACTGGCAATACTCCTAGTATGATTAGCCAAATCAACAGGTAGTTTAGTAATTGCTGTAGCTAATGTTTGAGCATCAGCATAACAATTATCATCTACTGCTGTTCCAGCATTATCTGAGAATAGACCCACATTCCAATCTGTAGCTCCACTTGAAGTATCACATGCAGTCCAAATATGAAGCACTCTCCACTCAGGAAGAAGTTTGCACATCATATAGGTATTATCGTCAACACCTAAATGTTCAACAGTTGCAACAATGGAACGAAGTCTCGCACCATAGAGTCCAACTTTGTTGTATATAATTGGTACGGTAGCTTCATTAGAAACTAAGGTACTTTGTACATTTGCCATATATTAGCCTTCTGGGGGGGCATTTCCTTCCTCCCCCATTAGAGTGTTAATTATCCTGCTTGATTGCAGAGAACTTCAACCATTCGTTTCTCGTCAAGACGAGTAGAACCAATGGTCATTTTTGCATAAGCATAAAGAGAGAACCGTTTATCGGCCCTTTCTTCGATACGTGCATTAATATCATTCCAAATGCAAAGCCCAAGAGCATTACGTTGGAAGATAAGAACTCGGTCTGATGTAATATCAGAACCTCCTGTTACATCAGCGGCTTCTTGAACAACAGATGGGAGCAATTCCGTCTGGATGAAGTTAAAACCCATATAATGATGGACTTGACCTTCAACCAATGCTCTTACTGCATTATAGTCAATACTGTTTACTTCAGTAGAAGCTAACAGATTTTCTATTTGCCGATGAGTACAAATGCAAAATACATCTGATACCCCACCTTCATTGTAGTTAAGGACTTCGTTCTTCATAAGATAACCTCTGGCTTCTATCAACTTAGCCACAGACAATCCTGTGTTCGCCGCAGCAGCACCAGTATGCTTAATAGAATCTACTGCAACAATGCTCACATCTGATCCTACATTTGTATCACTTGTAGACCATGTTGCATTTGTTGATCCATCTTTACCAAGATATGAAGTCCCATAAGCGGCGGTAAGGATCTCTTCATCAATTGCTCTTCCAAGTGCCATTCCACCAGTAGTTACATAAGCACTTGCTGGATCTGCAATGATCACACGGAGCATATCAAAAGAATCCACCATATCCCCCCAATCATAATCGGTTGGAGTGACACGCCTACGTTCATGTGGAGTCTCAATTAAGGGGGAGTCTGCATGTCTGCTAGTGACTTTCTGTGCAGTTGTCTTGCCGATTTTGTCCATGAAGTATTCTTCACCAACTTTACCAGCTTCCAACTGTACAGTACCACGCAGACGAGAACCTTGTTGCTGTGCTACCAGCCCAAGATTATCACTAAACTGCTTGACCATACTGGTCGTTATCTGATTAGACATATTACGCCATACAATAGAGTTAGGTGAATCTACCCTATGGAGTTGTCCTATTCAGGATTCCAGCCTAGTCACTTGCAGGGGTCAGATGATTGTCCCTACGGATCTAGTGGGATACCGATTCTAATTATGCAGATTTATCGTATAATCTCTGCATGGTTTTAACTGCTTCTTTATGATTTGGATCTGAAGCAGTCAGATAAGCTCGTTTGAAGTCAGGATCAGATAGTTTTGCCTGTATCGTTTCCTTGGCTTCTTGTGGGGATAATCCAGATCCCCTTGGTTCGCCAGTTAGGATGGGACCTCCTTCTGAGAAAGCTTCTCCAATCCGTGCCAGCATCTTAATCATATTCGGATTATTACCTACTCCAGTTTCTTCTATATAATCCAGAGTTTCTTTATCCGCAAATCGATTGAATACTCTTTGAGCAAGATTCAGGTTTTTATTAAACTCTGGACCCCATTGTTTCTGTAGAGATTGTAGACCTTGTACTTCTTCTTGTTCTCTATGCTCTTCATATCCTTTTTCATTATTTAAATACTCATTCTTGAGTGTGTCAAGTATTATTTCTGACTGCCCTTGATTTAATCCTGCCTCAAATGCCATTTCTTTAAACTTAGAAAGGTCTTCACCTTCTCCTTCATAGTTAGAAAAATCATAACCATTTGGACCTTCAGGCCGACCAAGAGCAGAATAGGTTTCATTCCAAGTAGTATCATCACTTGGGATTTTAACCATTTGTTCGGGAGGAACACCCATTTTCTTGACAGCATGTACATAACTTTTTGCAAGTTTATCTACAGAGTCAAAGTTCCTTAATGAAGGTTCACGGTCTAAACCATCAGGTAAGGCAGTCGGGTCAAACGTGAGAGGATCTGAGGCTCCACCTAATGCAGTGGTAGGAGCTTGTTCAGTAGTCTCCGAACTCGTTGGATTCTCCGATACCGTCTCTTGAGTCTCTTCCATCTTCCTTTTGTTGGAGTTTGATTTTTTCTTGCAGTTCTAGTGGATTAGTTCCAGCAAGTTGAATTAATTCCGCAATCACAGCCCTTCTACCTTCGTTGAAAGCCGTAGAATGCGGATCGTTAGGGACATGAGTGGTTGTCAGCATAAAATGCCGTTCACACATATCCGCTAAGACCTCTTTTCCTAAATCAGTATTCAAGAGGTCAAAGTATTTAGTTGCTCTTTTAGCCTGTCTCTTCAGCAACATTTTGAGCTTCTGCCATATCTTTAGTTGCTCTTGCTCTCTGGGCACTTACTTCTGCACCAGCCATTTCTTCTGCCATCATCTGTTCTTTTTCCATCTGTTCTTGTTCTTGACGAGCAATTTCCATTGCCTCTTCTTCTGTATAAACAACAGATGGTGGGGCACGTAGAATTTCCACACCCATTGTACAGATCCTTTGAGGATTAAGTCTTTTGATTACATTCGGATCAATTTGTGCAAGTGGCATAATAAACTGTATCAACTGTGACACTGCATTCATTTCAACAGATCGTTGGGATACTGCAACAGGATTCACATATTCTATTTTGATAGGTTCTTCAGCAAATTCTTCAGGAACAGGAGGTAATAGACCATTACGTGCCATTACTTTCATTGTTCGATTCAGCATCGGAGATAGGAACTCAACTTCCTGTCTAGCAACAATAGGTCCAAGGACGGTCATGCGATCTCTTTGCCTCATTGCAATCTCAGTTGCAGAAAACCTCATGACATCTCCATCAGGAGCCATAGGTCCAGGCAATTCCAAGAGATCCAAGAAGAAAGTCTTCTCAATGGATTGCCGTGTCATTCCCATTTTTGCTTCTGCATATTCGATACGACCAACAGTAGGCATCTGGAATACGAGTTCTCGACCTCCCATACCAGCACGATAGTAATTTACAGCA